TTGGCCTTGGGGGCAGCGTTGGCTTCAGTCGCAACAGCAGCTTGAGCCAGGAGTTCTTCTACAGTGAGTTCAACGGCACCATCAGTCATTTTGAATCTCCAACGTGTTTTAGAATAGGAGTAGCTCTGTATTTATTGGCTACGGTGCAACTATAGCACCGTTGACCATCCTATGCAAGCAAATATTTACGCAAATACGCTAAAAATTGCGCCTCGCTGCTCCGCTTGCTCTCAACAGCTTCCAGCATTGCATGCTCTGTTGGGCAGTCAACCAAGATGCGGTAGACCATGACAGATTCAGCCTTCGTACCATCACGGGCAATCCTCTTATTAGCTTGGTAATAGTTTTCCCATGACCAATCCATGCCGAACCAGCAAATGTTTCGGCAGTTGTCCTGCAGACCGTCGACTCCATGAGCCACTGATTGGGGATGTCCTGCCAGAAGGGGCATACCGCCAGCGCCGAAGGACTGACACCACGCCGAGCCTTGATCCTTACTGACACCCGAACCGATCCACGGGATACTATGCCCCAAGCGCTCAGCAATGCGTGCGACGTCGTGCTTAAAGGCGTATAGCAAGAAGAGAGGATCACCGTTTAATTCCTCCAGTAAGTTCTCCAACACGTCCAGTTTCAGGTCATGGGCCTTCACGTATGGGCGTACTTCATGCCCGAAGTGGTCAATAGACACTGGTACGTCCTTGGCAAACATATCAGGCTCATAATAGATGGCCCCCTGCGCAATTTGCCGCAGCTTGCCAAGCAATGCCGCCGAGGTTGGGGCCAATATTGTCTCGCCCTCGATCATAACCATGAACTGAGCGGCTAGCTCATCGTAAATAGCCTGAGCTTCCGGAGGCATCTTAACCCAGAGATCAACTATCTGCATCGGGATAGACTCATCGTCTTCCAGTTGCAGAGTGGTTGGTGCGATGATCTCGGCTATCTTCTCCAAGGCTCCGGGCAGCGGGTAGGTCTTGTCGTCGAAGCCCTTATACATGAACTCGTTGCGGAAGTGCGTGATGTAGGCCCCCAAATCCTCACCCAAGTCCGTCAGGAAGCACTGCGCAAAGATGTCTTCCAACTTGTTAGGCTTGGGCGTACCGGTCATCACCACGCAACGATGGATAAATGGCAGATACCGCTTGATGGTGTTGAAGCGCGCCGACTGGGGGTTCTTGAACTTGGTGGATTCGTCAATAGCCACCATCACTCGCTTGTCTTTCAGCCAGCGTAGTGCTTCGTCGTTCATGACGTAGCAACCACGCACCTTGCTCAGCTTCCACTCGCTTGACAGCAGGCCCTCAACGTTCATCAAGTAGACATCAGCCGCCGTGTCCATCGCCTCCAAGCGCGCCGTCTTCCCTCCATGTATAGTCACGTATGAAAGATGTTCGAAATCTTCCCATCGTTCCAGTTGGGAGGGCCAGGATGTTGCGATCACTCGTAACGGTGCGATGACAAGAAGTACATCTATGAGCCCCATCTTCTTCAACACGGAAAATGCCTTCAAGACAGTCGCAGTCTTTCCTTTCCCGGGCGGCAGAAATAGTCGGGATCCTTTGTTCTGCACGATTAGCTTCATACCACGGATCTGTTCGGGCCGTGGCAAGAATTTTTGCCTTGATCGACTCCAAAGATTTGGTCCGGTCATTGTGTACCTCAACTCGGAAGCCTAGCTTCTTAATGACTTTGTGAATATAGGGCTGAAGCGGCTCTGGGGCCCCAGTCAGCGTTTTATACTCTATGAATAGGCAGTTACCTCCCTCCCATAGCAGCAGACGGTCGGGCCAGCCCCTAAAGCCTAGCACGTTTAATTTAAGAAACTCGTGCCAAATGCCATTCTCTCGGCACCATTTCTTGAGGTCTTCCTTGACCCCAACTTCGATCTTAGACTCAGCGCGTTCCATACATCTTACTCCCAGTCTTGCAGCACTGCTTGCAATACTTCCCGCTGGCAGACCAAGTCATGGTCATGCCAGTGTGGGCCCACTTTCCGCACAACGATTCGCCATCTACAAAGTAGTGAGCCTTCTTGTTCGGGGCCCACCATCCGGGGTATTGTTTATCTGGCAGCACGGCAAGTTCCTCCTTTCCTCCAGTTTAGATGGCAGTAATAGCAGCCAGATCCAGGCTTAGGTGGGTAGACCATAGAGTTGCGTAAGAAGTCAATCTCTTCCGTCAACTTAATTCTTTCGACCACAATTTTTGGAGCAAGGTAATCCCGTGTCTCAACGTGGGTAGGGATGTCTAGGTATACGAAGTGCGTGCGGTAGACAAGATAGCTACCCGGCTCCATCGCGCAGTATGAAAGACCCTGGGACTCATGGTCAGGGTATATCTTGCCAGACTTCCAGTCGAAGATGTCGAGCACTTTAGGGTTCCCGTCCAGCTTAAGATCATATTTCCCCCGGTAGTTGGCGTTTGGATCGTTGAACGTGGTCTGGGACCAATCGCTGAGTACTGCGACCTCTCCCTCAGCGGTGTGGGGCTTAATGCTCAGCCCCTCCATAAAGCGCTGCCAAGGGCGCAGAGTCTTGTTCGCCGCTGGGTATGGCTGGGCCCCAGTGAAGAACAGTTCAAGCTCCAAGTGCAACTCAGTTCCTCGGTCGCTGGCGGCCCGTGCTGGTGGGTAGTTCCCAGCGACGTATCGGTCAGCCCACTTGAACGGGCACTCCTTGAACAGCTTTAAGCCCGATGGTGATAGTGGTTTGTTGTAGATGCTCATATACGTGTCCTTTTTGGAAGAGCTTAGCCTCTCCGCGCCGGGTGTTTTCGGCTACGGTGACGGGCTCGAGGTGGGCTGGATTGCAGCAGAGCCGGTTCCTGCACAGATGATCGAGAACGAGTCCAGGCTCAATGGGGCCAATGTGAAGTTGGTACATGACGCGATGTACCATGAGCCGTCTACCTTGAATCTCAATTCTCCCGTATCCGTTGCGGTTTTGCTGACCGGTCCAGAGCCAACAGCCATCAGGGCCGCTGCTTTGAATTCTCGTATTGATTCGTGTTCCCAGCGGTACAATAGAGCGCCCCATATCAAACCTCCCAGCGTTATACCGACAACGGCGTACATTAACTCCTTCATTTCGCCTCCGACCAGTTGGCCCCAGTGGCGATTTCCATAAGCATAGGGACGTCGCACGGAAGGGCATTAGCTGACTCGTTGATGATCTTGTACACTTCTTCGCGCTGAGAGGGCAAGTGCGACACGCTATATTCGTCGTGTACAGTACCCAGTAACCGAGCTCCGGGGCAGCGGAGACGTAGCTGCGCATGGGCGTACACAAGAGCCTCTTTGGTCTCATCAGCTGCGCTACCCTGGATCAGAGTGTTCAGCGCCTTGTAGTCCCAGCGTCGGGCCCCAGTTGGCGGCTCGCAGAAATAGAAGCGGCCCCCAAGCGTTACGATGGGTAGCCCTGACTTGAAGCGCTTCTTGCACTGATTATCCAGCGCTACGATATCGGGTATGGAAGCCTTGATACAGTTACGCAAGATAGTAGCCTCTTGCTCGCTGATATCCAGCTTGTCCGCCAGCATGGCGATGCCCATCGCGTACAGCAGCCCCAAGTAGATGCCCTTGGCCTTCTTCCGCTCCGAGTGCGGCATGCCAGCCACGTCACACAAGAAGATGTATGGGTCCAAGTCAGGATTGGCGTTAAACGCCGCCATGAACTTGCCATCTTCAAAGTGGGCCGCTAGCCGTGGCTCTTGGTTCTTAAAGTCACCTGTAGTCCACTCGTGACCCTCTTCTGGCAGCAGGTACGAGCGCATCACTGGGAACGGTTCACCGAAGTAGTCAAGGAAGTCAACTACCGTTGGCACGTTTTGGAAGTTGGGCCCAGTGCTGGACAGGCGCCCAGTGCATGTACCGTAGCCCTCGGGGTTGCGCACTTGGTTATAGGCCGCGTGTATGCGCCCGCCGTTGGCCTTGGCGTATTGCAGCCACGGCCACATAAAGGTGCCGGTAAACGTGGCGTAGGTGGCTCTAGAGCGAATCATAAGCTGGAGGTCTGGGTCGCCCGCCAGTACAGTCTCCAGGCTCAGCTTGGACATGGAGTCCTTACCAGACTTGGCTGTCTTCAGGAAGCCCGTGAATCCGTTCGCAACCAACGCCGCACCAAGCTCGGCGTCACTACTGACGTTAAGTGTGGGAGCAGAGAGCCGGTTCCTAATGAGGGAATCCAGTTCACCCAGTTTGCGCATGGCAACAAGGTAGTCCGTCGCGAGTCTACGAACGTCGCACCGCACTCCAAGGTTCCGTATTTCGGAAAGTATGGGGCCCAGTTTGACTTCCCGTTGATAGGGTTCGACCATATCCTTAATGAGGGGTTCAACGTGTTCCCACAGAGCCAGCGTCCTTGTACAGTCGCCGACAGCATATGGACCCACAAATCTAACCGGAGCCTTGGAGATGTAGACCCCGGCCTCTTTACGAGTGCAGCCGACATTTGCAACGAGCCAATCGTACATATCTTGTTGTTCATCTGGCGGGATCCCTAGCCAATCCTCAGCCAGATCCTTCAACGAAAGGGAGCGGGCGTGTGGGTTGTGGAGATAACTGGCGAACAGAGTGTCGTCTGTGAGCAGAGGATCCCGCTCAGGAAGGTTGAAATGGTGAGCAGCGAGAGGAATATCAAAAGTGCAGCCGTTTTGTGTGAGTATCCGGCGGTGCCAGATCGATGCGAGGTATTCACGGAAATCCTCCTTGGTGCAGTTATTGCCCTCGGGATGGCCCCAAGAGAAGTAATGACCCTCGGGGTATTTATCTGGGTCGATGATAGCGCAACCTACCGGGATCGGCAGCAGTGGCGCCCCGTTCTCAATCTTCTCCGACTCAAAGTCGAGCACAATTCCATCGTAGCTCATGATAGAGTCCACGCTATAATAACTGACACCACGAAGGATACGGCGGCCGAAAGTATCACAACCACTAAGAAATCACTGTCCATATTATTCACCTCAATGAAGTGGGGGCCACTACGGCCCCCTGGAGCTTAGAACTTGGACTTCTTCCCAGCGGCCTTAACCCGAGCTTCCGCCTCCTCTGGACTAACTTCTGGATTAGGATCGTATACCTTCTCCATCAAGTCCTTGCAGAGTGCCCCCTTATCCATGAGCGCCTTGATGTAAGAGACATCAACAGGACGCACTGGCTCAAACGTGATGTGGAACTGGTGCTTCATGTCAGGTACGGCCCCCACCGTAGTGACCATGCCAAGCGGCGGGCGCCCATACTTCAACGCTATCAGGTTGACATAGTTACCCCAGAACTTGATGGAGGTAACCGGGAGGCTTTGGATGGCGACTTCAGCCTTGTCGATTTCGTCAGCCTGTACATCGGCTGGGATACCGGCCAATTTACGACCATTCTTGCACGCCTTGCCTTTGCCACCTTCTGGATCAGACTTCCATTGGTTGGCCCAGCACTTGTCGCAGGTCTCGCACTGCGGCTTGGAGCTGGCTGGGTGCGGGGCCATGTTCTCACCGTCAGGGGAGTAGGCAAAGCAGACAGGGTTGGTGGGGTTGTCTGGGTCCCACTTCTCCTCGTAATACAGGTTGGAGTAGGTGCTGGCAATGACGATCATATCGATCTTATTGCCTTTGATAGCCTCGCCGTTCATGGTGAGGATACCGGCCTTGCAACCCAGTGTTGAGGAACTTGGACGCTCGGTGGCGGCGGCTGTTTTCGCCATGCCTTGGAGCAACTTCTCGTAGTCTACAATCTCTGTGCTATCACTCATTTCTCAGTACTCAGTAATTAGATAACGATTTGGTTCTCAGCCTTAGCCTGGAACGCCTGCGCCAGCATGATGAACACTTCCTCGGCGCTTAGATCCTGGCTGCTGATCATAGCCAAGTTGAGCATATCAACGCCAGTGCGGCCAATGGGGCCCATGAAGGTAGAGCCGTTGATGGCTACACCACCATCGCGGTTCAGCGCGCTCTGCACCAAGAAGCCGAAGGGGATCTTGTTAGCGACCAAGAACTCACCCACTGGCACGAACAGCGCTTGCAACTCCAGGAGCTTTTCTTGCGGGAACTCGTAGGGCTCGTATTGCGCAGCAGCCCAGCTTTCCAGCGTCAGGTTTTCTGTTTGTTCAGTCACGGTTATATCCTCGTTGCTGTTAGTTGGTACGCTGTTATTATAGCGCAGTGCATACAATGGTGCAACTGCTAAGCGTGTCGGTAGTAAAACGCCAGCACGGTCTCTAGATTGGGCCCACTTGCGCTGAAGCGGGGGCCCACAACGAACCAGAGGCCGAGTTTTTGGAACGTGGTCACTGCCCGTTACTCCCAGTCGCCATCATGGCGTCGTTTTCTTTAATGAAGACGCCGTCAACCATCTTACCTTTACGGTCCTTGATGATATTCCATACATCTTCAAGAATGTTTGCTGGGGTACTGCCACGCTGGGCGCACATGATTATGGCGATGACCATGATGTCACCGAGCGCATCATCAACCACCTCATTTTTGCCGCGTGCCAATCCAGCCGCAAGCTCGCCAACTTCCTCAACAAGCTTAACGAACTGCTTGTCAACGGTACTGCCTGCGATAAGGTTGCGGTCATTGGCCCACCCCAGCACTTTTGCTGTCAGTTCATCCATACGCATAATTAAGATCTCCGATCAAATAGTTCAAATACATCGGTGTGGCCGATGCCCGGCACTTTGACGCCATTCATCTCGCGCTCTTCAACGGCCGAGTTGGACAGGCGGAATTGCAGAAGATCAAGTTCACCGGTCTTCTTAATGTAGTCCATGAAGGCGGTCTTGTCTTCAACGATGGGCACTTCCTTCTTGGAGAGCCCTGTAATGCGGCCCCCGATCAGCATACCCTCAAACTTTTGCTGCTTGAATACTTCCAAGAGCCAGGAGCTTAGAGCGACCTCCTTCTTCTTCAGCTCTTCCATGATGCGGTTAGCTTCCAAGCGCTTAGTGCGCTGCTCCCTCCACATAGAGATGATTTCTTCGGTCTGAGCGCGTGTCGCTTCCAGCACTGGAACTTTGATGATATCAGTCATAGCGGTGAAACTCCGAGATGATACGGTTATGGGCCAAGCGCACGGCCTCGTGGTCAAAGAACACTGAACCCTCTGGGGCCCCAGTTAGGAACAGGCCGTCCATCTTGACGTTTGGGTTCTTCATAGTGCAGAATACCATCTTGCCACCGTCGCTCAGCAAGAAGGTACGGTCATGCTGGCACCAAGCGCCACGCGGGTCGATCTTGGCGAGTATGGGTCCAATTTGGGACATATCGCCAGTGGCTAGCACGACGTACGCCTTACTACCCACGCTGGCCGCGTGCTTTGCAGCAGCAAGCAGCATTTTAGACGTACGACCTGACCGTCTATTGTCGTATTTAAGGTCACTCATTCTTCCACCCTCTTAACGAATACGCGAGTACCATTTAGAGCGCTACGTTCCCAGAGCAGGGCCTGTAGACTGCGGCCCATAACTGTGACGTCGTGCTTGTTTGGGGCCTCACCGTAGATGTCGGCCCATAGTTGATCAGCGTATATGATGTAGTGCTCAGCACCACGGAAGTTGCGCTTGTACTCAGACAGATCAATCGCTGCCAGTTTAGCTTCGAGTTCAGCAGTGTAGATCGGGTCTTCCATTGGGGAGATAGCCCGTTTCAGTCTCAGATTCTCCGACTGTAACTCTTCGTATGTAGGTTTCATGATACTAGCCCTTGGTTAATTACTGGTGCAACTATAGCAGGCTTGTGGCCGGGGTGCAACTAGGGGCAGCAACTCTTCGGCGGGCCTTCCCCACAGTAATATAAACCCCCCTCGTAGTTCGGCAGCCCACGGTTTTCGCAGTACGGACCCGAGCACCTTACTTCGTGTAACTCGCCAGATCCTTCGCATACTCTACAAGTCGTATGCGCGGTCTTTGAGGTATGGCACCCATTACCATCGCAGTACTCACACTCTTCGGCCCCATCATCTGGCTCGTGGTTCTGAGACTCTGCTAACTCCTGCGTCCAGTCAGCAAATGATTTCATCAGTCGTGCTCCTTGAAGTCACGAGGGTTGATGCCTTGGCTCCATCCTACGCGCTTGGAGATTGCAACAGCGTCCTCAATGCTGAGGATCTTGCGGCAAGCCTCCATGCGCTTACGGTAGGCGGCCCCTACTTCCCCCTTGAACCAAGGGGAGCCGATCTGCTCAAAGCGCCACTTACGAAGCAGATCCTCATAGGAGGATTTAGCAATCCAGTCGAGCATATCGGAGGTGTTCATTGCAGAGTGTCCTTGTCAGTTTTGGGGACCAGAGTCAGCGTGGGCTTCTCTGGGTCCAGGTTGAGCAACTTGTCGGCGTTCTTGGTGTACTCCGCGCGGTCCACCTTGCCCTCGATGAGACTGAGGGAGATGAGCGCCGACATATTGGACTCAGGATCATAGCCACACACCACTATCTTAGCAGCAGTCGGATCCATAGCGGCGTGCAGGGCCACTAGTGAGTCGATGGCTAGCATGGTGAGTTCACGTATTTTGTCGTTACTAGTCATCACAGAGTGCTCCTACCAAGTGGCTACGCATGACGACCGCTACGCCCAGATCCTGGCGCACCCAACTACCGGCGTCAAAGTTGCATTCGAAAACGGTGTGCGTCGCGCCCTGCTCTACGGCGTCTTCTCCGAACCATACATCTTTGTGGATCGGCTGAACAGCCATGCGCACGACCAGAGTGGCGGGCCCAACGGCGTAGATGTCAGCGCTAGTGATGATGCCCATTTCTGGGAACCAGACCTTGGCCCCTGTCTTTACGCACTTGCTCATGCTTGATCCTCCTGACAGAGTTCTTTGCGCACGGTGCGGATTTCAGCCAGTGCGTCACGGGCCCCGCGCAGGCGGCTGGCAAACTCTTTGCGCTCGCCGCTGTCGATTTCCATGGTGCCGAGTTTCGTTGCAGCTTCCTTGATCAGCCAATCAAGGATTTGCATGGTGCGAGCAGATATCATTGCCATGTTACGCCTCCAACTTGTTGGCCCCTTCGCGGGCCTCTTCGTACTCAGAAACAAAGAAGTTACGCTTCGGCTGAGCTTTACGCTGGGCCTTGGCTTCGTTCCGCGCTTGGCGCTCGGTCAGCTTGTCCTTCCAGACAGCCGTGCCGTTTTGCAGGTCGTTGACCATAACTCTGAACGCTTTCATTCGTAGTCCTCTGGGTAGTCGTTGGGCTCAGCCGGGTCATCGTCGACAGGGGTTGGCTCATCTTCTTCGGCCCCATCCATACCCTCCTCAAGCCAGCGGTCATGAGGTGTCATTTTACGTTCCTTTGGCGCCTCGCCAGTTGTGCCACGACGTGCTCAGTGCTGAGCGCTCGGCTCAACTCCAGCTTGCTGAAATCACGGACGTACTGCTTAGCGCTCGGCACGGCTACATTAGCCTTGGAGTGTCGCAGGAACAGGATCTCAACGCTCGGCACTTTGCGATTAACACGTGTCTTAGACATTTTGTAGCCCCTTGCTGGAGTGGTTTTGGTTGGTACGGTGCAACTATAGCGCGGCCTATATAGTAGTGCAACTGCTTTATTTAATCAAATTACAAAATAGTGGTTGCACTGCTTATATAGGCTGGGCTATAGTTGCACCACGTTAACCAACCCAAGCAAAGGTGCCTCAAATGAAACAGTTTACCAAGCCTCTACCCACCAAGCTCTACCTCCATCTGTCACTGCAAAGCTGGGGGGACGACTGGACTATCTTTACCGACCCCTGCATGCGGGACTCAAAATCTAATAAAGAATACCCATTCATTGCTGAGGTGGAAGTCACTTGGCCCGTAACGCTTGAAGACGTACAGGGCCAGTACCACAATATCAAGTTGGGGGCCCTGTATAAAAAGGCTGGCGAGGCACAACACGCTCTGGATAAGATTAACGAGGAAATCCGTAACATGCTAGCCATCGGGCATGACGAAGAAGAACACGCTAAGGAGCAGGTCCTTAGTGATGAAGATATCTTCGACGACGACATCCCATTCTAGGAGCTAAGCGCATGGAACTCAAAATTAAGCTCGAGGCTCTACGTCAATTAGATGGAATGAGCGACTGCCGTGACGAATCAGTGGCTACGCTCTTCAAACTACGCTGCGAAATGGCTGCCGTTATCCGCGCCGGGGCCCGAGCAGGGGGTGTGTATCTGGACCCAGAGGCGGTGATTTATAACGTCGACGCTCTCATTGAAGAAGCGTTGAAATGATTTCTTGCTACTGGATTAACGGCCTCGTCCTGTGGGATTATACAGACAGAGGCCATACTGACCCATACTACCAGTTCATAGATGGCTGGTGCTGCCCCATTAAATTCGAGGTTCTATAAAATGTGCAATTCATCCAACAAAGCTGGCCCAACTACTCCGCATATGGCAGATCGCATGGACTTCAGCCCCGAAGCTCTCGGCTACGCCGAGGCTAAGGACAAAGCTCCTACTGGTCTGGTCGTAGAAGGGAAGCAAGTCAGGGTGGGGCAGAAATGGTATCTGCAGAACGTGGGCTATGACATTCGCTACTTGGGTCAGGCGTACCTATTCACTAACGGTGATCCAGACGCTCGGTACGTATCGCTGATTCGTGATGGTGACTTCGTCGGGTTCATCATCACATATAAGGCGTTCATCCGTGAAGCCAAGTCTAAGCCAGATCCAGTGGTGCATTACATCACTATCGGGCGGATTATGGAGGCTGGGCCCTGCTCTAGCGGCCTCTGGGATCTGGTGGCGATGTTCGGTGCTGACGCTTCACCCGGCAGCGACGTAGCATTGTCCTACCGCATTACTACTCGCCTGACACACAACGGTGATATATCTCGTAAGTTCACTGTTCAAGAGTTATACGATAGATTCGTAGCCACCCGTAAGTATCAGCCGTCCGCAGCTATGTTGTTGTTCATCGCCAAGATACTGAAGTTAGTGCCCGATGGCAGCAACGGGCCGGGGCGTGCTACACTGCTAAGGCTGCTAGGCATCGAGGAGAAATAAAATGTGGTGGATTATCGGTGTGGTTGTGTTCGTCGTCCTGGACCTTGCCATTGTTGATATGATGAACAAGGTTGAAGAACGTGGTTATCAACGCGGGCTGCATGAGGGTCAAAACAATGGCTGATATTATCGCAATCGCACTGGGGTCCATCTTCCTACTGGCGCTGATCGAAGTGTTCTGGGAGGACCTATGAACAGCGGGGGTGAATGGTTGGTGTGGGCCCTTGCCGTAATACTGAGCCTAAGCCTCTCCGTGACCGCTGTGTGCTTAGTGGCTACCGCTTTGCACTGGGCGCTTGGTTAGCGCATACTGGGCGCCCCGTTACGCAATAAAAAGCCCCACTAGAGCGAACTAGTGGGGCGAAGGCGTACAGCAACGAGTAACAAGCATACCCCCTGGAGCCATAAATGGCAACTAAATTTTTTACAGATGCCGGAAGTACCTACTTACAAGAGGCAGCTGAGTATTTAGAAGCTCGGTGCCTTACTATCCAAGATTGTCCCATCATTCCATTCTGCACCAAGAACCACGGGCTCAGCCTCAAGGATGGTACTGACTATCCATTGCAGGGCTGGGCCTTTATGGTCAAGGGCGAGGACGGTTTACCAGACGATACCAAACGACATCTACGGGTCTGCAACTACCCCGAGCAGGCCCTTTATTTTGTGCGGGGTAAACTGGCCCAAGTGTACGCCGACCGCCCCAAGTTCTTGCAGATGTTCAAGGGTGAGTTCCTGCACTTCACCAAACCGAAAGATGTTATATGTCACGCTAACGTGGTGATGCTTCATGAGAAAATTACGAGCGCGGAACTGGCGACGAAGTTTCTGGAAATACCGGGGCTGGCTATTAGCGGATGCGCCGGATGGTCAAAGAATGGGAAGATGGGTGAGCAACTCGAGCATACCATCAAAAACATGGCGCTTGGGGCAAAACTTCTTGTTTGTTTTGACGGTGATATCTCCTACAAGCCCGGAATTCAAGAAGCAGCTAAAGGACTTAAAGGCTGGATCAATCTCATTCGAGACGATATCAAAGTTGTGTTCCTAGAAGTACCAGAGAACGAGCGCGGTGTAGGCTGGGACGACTGGTGCATGGAGCAGCCCCAAGGGCAGATCGCTGCCAACTGGGCAATGGAGATACTACGACAGCAGACCGGCGTTGAGATAACTGACTTCGTACCTCCTGGCTTCCTAATCGCCGAGTACCAGTTAGAGACCAAGGAAGATAAGTTCCATAACATCAGCGCCGTCCATACCCTGGATAATTACATGCGATTGACCCGCTATCCAAAGTGGGCCCAACTAGCCATGGACATTAGTAACCAGATCTATGATATGAGCAATATTGACGCTGGGCCCAAGGACTTCGACTCGTTGGTTATGGACTTCCGCACTTGGCTAGAGACCAGCGCCTACCGTGGCAATGGCGAAAGCGTGCGCAACACCTTCGCTAAGGATGCCCTGAACTACCTACTCAGCACTCGTAAGACCAGCATACCGCTGGAGCTATTGGAGCGCCAAGAGCCAGTTACCGAGGACCAAGCATATGCTGCGGCAAATAGACTTATCACTGAGGGCATTAAAGTCACCGGTCCGCTCACTCAAGAGCAAACGGCTGAGACGATTATACGCATGTCACGGGATATCGTTGCACTTTGGTCGCTTGATCCTAATGTTGACGTCCAATGGGCCTGCGCACTTGTCGGTCCGTCTGGTTGTGGGAAGTCAAACTTTCCGCATTCCTTTATCGCCGCGCTGGGCGACTGGGGCTACCGACCGAGAGTAGGGAAGCTCGCCAAAGATGGGGCCAAATCCGAACTCGGCGAGCTGTATAAGGCTTGCCGAGACAATCTATTAGGAGTCTTCGATGAATACAATCCAGCTGATGGCAATGCTAAACAGGTTGAGCAGAACATCTTTACCCTTAGCACGACACGATCTACGGATGTGCGAGAGCTCTATAAGGAATATGCGAGTGAATGCACACGACATTCCTCAATATTCCTCACTACTGTCGATACTAACAGAGGCTATATCAGATCTTCAAAAGGCGACGGCGAGCGTAGATTCATTACGCTTGAAGTTGTTGGAGTTCATCACTACTATGGAAGACTCACCTCCAACCGTGATGTCATCAAAGAATGCGGCGCTACCCTCCTGCGATACGGGTATCAACTCTTCAGAGCAGGGGACACTCGCTCAGCTACTGAGCACTCAGAATCCACCGCCGAGCAATACATAAGCGAGTCTAATGTGGTGGGCCGCATGGGACAATTCTGGGCCAAGGCGGACATCTGGCAGATGCTTAAGAAGACGGGGGAGGAAGCATTCCGCGCCAAGACCGGCGACTGGCGTATGCAAATGTCGCTGCTCGTAGAGACCTTCATGCCTAGTGATGGAAGATTGTTGCCAAGACAGGAAAAGGCCGATCTCATTGCTATGATCAAGGAGTGCGGGGCCAAGGACATCGGCCAAGCCCGCGTTAGGATACAGGGCGTTGACGCTCTCAAGAAGGGTGTCGTGTCCATTGAAGACTGGGTTGCGTTCTGTGAGGCGATGGTGGCACGCTTCTAGTGATAAAATAATATTTGCACGGTGCAACTATAGGGGCTATAGTTGCACTGTACCCACCAACAACGCAGGCCCCGCCATGATCTACATACTAATCTACATCACTCTCAGCACTACGTTCACCTATGCTTGGTGCAGGGGGACTCGTCGTGTATAGCATTCAGCGCATAGATTGCATCATGACAGGCTACCACTACCTCTTGATACGGGGCCCCAAGGCCGCCGGAGCGCGTAGTGTGGTGTGGCGCGGCACCAATGCCCACCAAGCCTTCCTACAACTGTACAAAACGATGGCTGCTAACCAATGATGGAACTATTATTTCTATTCCTATGTCTACTTGGTCTGGGTCTGGCATTGGCTATACTCAATGTAAATAGACGAGATGATGATGATACTTTCCCTGGAGGATGGTAATGGCTAACGTACCGATGCAACTCAATGACATACCACTCGTCTATGCTGGGCCCTCTAAATCAGGACGCCCGCGCTACGTCAGGGCATACGAGGTGATGGTAGATCAGTTTCCGCATCCCAAACCGTTCATGCGCGCAGCAGCGATTCATTGGATCAAAACTCAGCTTCTCTGCACTGAGCAACAGGCGCACTACGCCTATTATCAGCTCTACGACTTGGGATACATTCAGCGCACTTAGGCTCTCCCCCAAGCCCCACCCTCTGGAAACGAACCTCGGTGGGGAAACCTTCCTAACTGCGATCGCGACCCCCGGACACATCTGCATGAGAATGGAGATGTGTCTTTTCTTTGGTCTCAGCACTCCTCACCAAGATAGAACTCGGCACGCTAATTGCTAAGCGCCAGGACACGACTGCCCTTTATTATGCGCGCAGACGCGTAGCAAGGACCGTGCCAACTTGGCGCAAATTAATTTGCAAATAGTTTAAAAAATGACTTGCACAGTGCAACCGCTGTGCTATTGTTTACTCAGGCCAAGGCAATACCGCCCAGCCGCTAATACAGGTACACCGCCATGAAAACTGCATCCTCCACCAAAGCACCACGCGCCCCTAAAGTTGCTGTTAACCACGATGCGCATGTGCAGGCTTATGAAGCCAACTGGGCCGAACAATACAACGAAGCCAAGGCCATCGATGAAGCACGGCAAGCTAACCCAGTTGTGGCCCTGCTTGAACAGTTTGACGCTGGCGTAGCAAGCGGTGAAATTGTAGCGCCAGCCGTAGTGGGCGCACCCAGCTTTAAATTGGCCGGTAAGGCCGCCCAGGACCGCGCCACCATGCAAGCCGGGGCCAAAACAGGTATGGGTATGGCTTGGCGCAGTGTGGCCGCCCCAGCCACTAATACGCGCCTTGTAGCACTGGCCCAGTTGCAAGCGCTTGGCGATACGTTTACCGAAGCCGAAGCGCTCGCCGCACTGGCGCAGATTAAAGCCAAGCTGGGCAGCGGCACACCACGGTCTTATTGGAAGGCTTTCACCACCAGCGGCTACATTGCTCAAGCCTAACCACTACGCACGGGGCCTCCGGGCCCCAAGGATGTGTGAAATGTGCAAATTACTAGGCGCCGTCGCTATCTACACCATCGTGCTATGGGCTGCGTTCCTAGCACTACGCGGATACATGCAACGGCCAAGACATAAACACTAGACGCACAACAATTTCTCAAGCCGCTCAACCCGTTGCTCCAGGGTTAGCGGCTTTTCTTTGTTTTCTTTGTTCGGGCACAACTCTAGCGGCCACGCTTTCAGCGCCTGTACAAACGCTGCCCAGTCCTTGCTCCTAACCCCCAGCACTCTCTTCTTTAGCTGTATCCTTCCATCTGCTAGTTGCACCCTGCTTTGCCCCAGTAGCGTAGCACCACGCTCCACGAGCTGCCTAGTCGCGTTTGAGTATCTGGTAGTGCGACGCACACCTATCAGCATCGGGGCCGTAAATCTCACCTCGTCCACAGACGTCCTGTAGTGCGCGCTATAGAATTCTTCGTAGTTCATGGCTAGTACCCTAGTGGCTATATGTAGCCGTAGTGTATGCCTTGCTATGGGCACGCCGCAAGTGGTGTACCGTGGCGCTGTACCCTGCGCCACGCGCCCCGGTACAGTGGCGGGGCTTTTGCTATGGTCGTGTTGGGCCCAATAGGCTGGGCCCATGATGGTGTACCGGCGGCTGGGTACTGTGTACCGTGCAGGGCCGATGGGGGGTACAGCGCGTAGGTGCCGTGGCGCAAGGCTCGTGGTGTTGTGTACCTTTGTGTACCGTGGTTTAGGCAAAGTTATAATGTAAAAAATAGTACTGTATGTATAACCAGTAACTACGCACTACGCGCCAGCCATAATACTTTGCTGGGCTGGGGGGTACACCATTTAAGGTACACCACCGTGCAGGGCCCAACGCGCCACGCGCCACGCCCACCGAACCTAGCACCCAGCCTCCTAGCCCCTGGAGCGTAGCGCCACGCCACGCAATGCCAAGCACCTAGGCAACCCTAGCGCCTAGCGCCTAGCGCAGCGCATACGCATCTACAGCCAAGCACCCTCCTCGATAACCGGCCATGAACAGATGCATCACTAGAGTGCAAGGTCGCTCTTACTTGGTGCTCAGCGCTCAGCACTGAGGCGATACGTTATAATGTAACGATCAGCTGAGAGGGTGGTCACGCGGCGCTCAGAATCAACCCCCCACCCCCTATGAACCAAAAGTGGGGGGCCAAGCACTCGGGTCTCAGGCGCCACGCACAAAATGTGAAGTTTCAAATCACTAGTGCCACCACGCGCTGAGAGCTTGGTGCTGAGAGCTTGGTGCTGAGAGAGTGGTGCTGAGAGCTGAGAGAGTGGTGCTGAGAGGTGAATACCACTGTATGCCCATACAGTACTCCGCACCATGCAACAAGCGTGCCAACGCAAACCGCTTGCGCACGCGCCCATATCCATGCTACTATGCACCCACCATCTAAGCTCCACGCCCCATATAGCGAGACGGTCATGGCAAAACAGGGCCCACAAGACGAAGAGAAATTCCGGCTAATGGAGAATCTTCAATCCCGTTTGACGGAACGTCAGATGGCGAAGATTACGGCCCCGAACGTGACGAAGATGTTCACGCGGAAGATGATCCAGGATGCATTTCTTGAAACTTTCGAATTAGTAGGTGGCGTGTCGCGCCTCGCTATATGGGCGAACGACCCTGAAAATTACGAGACGTTCCTTCGTCTACTTATGATATTGGCCCCTAAAGAATCGAATAACAAAGTGGATGGTGGGAAGACCATCGAGTATCGTAGTATGGTGCCGCCATCTAATCTGAACCAGAACACCAAAAAGAAGTCTCCGCTCACGGTGATCGACGAGGATATCACCGATGTATGAGGATATTCATGATGACTGTCCGTCATTCATTCTGAGTCCTTATCAGCTTCGTGATGCGCGCGAGTTTCCTCTCGCTCACTCGATGTGCTACGATTTCCACGCTCGTGCTGAACGCTTCGCTGTGATGGTCATGCACCGTCGAGCGGGTAAGACAGTGATGTGCATCAACGACATCATTGATAAAGCGATACAAAACGAACTGCATATGCCACGATATGGATACGTGGCTCCATTCTATAAGCAGGCTAAAGAGATCGCGTGGAATTACCTGAAATTCTACGCGGCGCCGCTTATTGAAAAGATCATGGAATCCGAACTCAGCGTCCTACTCACAAATGGGGCGCTTATTCGCTTGTACGGTGCTGACAATCCGGACTCCCTCCGTGGTGTTTATTTCGATGGGGTAGTGCTGGACGAATTCGGTGATATGGCCCCGCGTCTATTTGGTGAGGTCATCGCTCCTACGATAACGGATCGGAAGGGCTGGTGCGTCTTTATTGGCACGCCAAAGGGCCCGAACCACTTCATGGAGCTTTGGGACGACGCGCAAGATGATCTGCGCTGGTTCAAAAGGATGCTTCGTGCGTCGCAATCAGGCATCATCGATGCTGATGAACTAGCGCTGATGGCAAATCTTCCAGGTTCTGATGAAAGTACCTTCCGCCAAGAATTTGAATGTGATTTCCATGCGGCTATCCGGGGAGCCTACTACGGACAGATCCTCAATGCGCTGGAAGCCAAGGGGCATATGGGATCATTCCCGTGGGATCCAGAACTTCCGGTCATTACCGCGTGGGACATTGGTTATAGCGATGATACTTCGATCTGGTTTATCCAGACGAATGGTAAAGAGTTCAAAGTGATTGACTTTTTCACGGCTAGTGGGCTGAGCGCTGATGATGTAGTGGATATTCTCCAAGAGAAACCCTATATGTACGGTGATTTTGCCCTCCCACATGACGCCAAGAACAAGTCGTTCCAGACTGGTAAGTCCACCGTAGAGCTATTCCGAGCGCGTGGCATGAAGAATATACGAGTCGTAGCGCGTCTATCCGTGCAGGACGGCATCCAAGCTGTGCGGAAGACTCTACCAAATGTCTTCTTTAACACCGATAACGAAGATGTTCGGCGCGTCGGTCTCGGCGCTCTGCGCATGTATCAGCGAGAGTGGGACGATAAGGCGCGCAAGTTCAAGGAGGCCCCAAAACACGATTGGAGCTCCAACCCTGCGGATGCCTTCCGGATGTTCGGGTGCTTTATGAACCCAACAGCGACGAAGCGTAACTCAGGATCACTACAGACACACCAACCAAAGTCCGAGATCGTCAGTAATGTGATGCACCTCGAGGCTCTTTTTGCTGACCGTGAACGGTCCAAATCTGGGGGCAATAGGATATGAGCAAGGACTGGATGGACCAGATCGAAAAGTCGAAGAAATTCAAGGCTAAGTCGGTCACGCACGGTCGTAAGGTATACGCGCTGTACGAAGATCAACGCGATACGAACGCAGCATGGGTCAAGAAGGCTAACTTCTTCTACGCCAACGCTAATATCCTGAAGGAGTCGCTGTTTAACAGCCTCCCTAAGCCTGATGTTTCGCGGATGCAGAAGGGTAACTTCCTGGATGACGCGAGTCGTGTGGCGGCGTTGATCATCCAGCGCGGCCTGACGTACGAAATCAAGTGCGCTGAGAGCTTCGATGAGGCGATCAAAGCGGCCATTCTTGACCGCCTCGTACCGGGTATGGGCCAAGTCTGGCTTCGGTTCGAAGTGGAGGAGAATCCAGAGGCCGAAGCCGTAGAAGGTGACGACACTGGGGGCGACGAAGTTGATGTAGAAATGCAGAACGAGCAGGAATCTGGGCCCATTGCTGGCACCGAGAAGATCTGCATTGAGCACGTCTTCTGGGAAGACTTCTACTATCAGCCAGCGCGCCTATGGTCTAAGGTCACTTGGATCGCCCGCAAGCTCAATCTCACGGAAGCTGAGATCAAGGAGAAGTGGGGCGAAGATGCGATGTCTAAGGTGGGAAGCGTCAACAAGAAATCTGACGATACCCTCACTCCGGACGAGATCAACGAAGATAAATACACCGTCTACGAGATTTGGGACAAATCCACTCGTAAGGTGATCTTCCATGGTGGCGGTGAAGAGCCATTGTCTGAAACAGCTGATCCGTACAAACTGAAAGACTTCTATCCATGCCCTATGCCGTTGATCGCGAACGTCACCACGAACAAATTCTTGCCTGTTACTGACTACCACATCAGCCAGGACCAGTACGAAGTCCTGAACGTGCTGTACGCCCGCATCAACTTGATCATTGAAGCGGTCAAAGTGGCGGGGATCTACGATTCGCAGTCCATGGAAATCCAGCGTATGCTGTCTGGCGCTGAAAACCGCCTGATCCCATGCGACAACTGGGCCATGATGGCTGAAACGGGCGGAGTATCGGGCCATATTGAGTGGTATCCGGTAGAAAAGATCGTGATGGTGCTGCGCGAACTCCAACAGCAGTTCGAAGCCGCTAAATCGATCCTTTATGAGATCACAGGGATGAGCGACATCCTTCGTGGTGCGTCCAACCCGTATGAGACCAAGGGGGCCCAGCAAATCAAGGCTCAATTCGCGTCTGTGCGCATGAACGGCTACCAACGGGACATCGCGATCTTCGTGCGTGACATCCTGCGCATCATGTCAGAGTTCATGTGCCAGCTTTATAGCGTGGAAAAGCTGCAAAAGATCGTAGGTCAGCTTCCTCCTCCTGATATGCAGTTCGCTGAGCCAGCGCTTGCCATCATTCGTGACGATTTTGCTACGATGTACAGCGTTGATATCCAAGCGAACAGCCTGACGCAAGCAGACTGGGCCCTGGAGAAGGAACAGCGCATGGAAGTAGTCCAAACGCTGGGGCAAATGCTACAGGCAACAGTAGGTATGGCCGCGCAGGCGCCGCAAATTGTACCATTGGCGGTGCAAATGATTAAGTTCGCCATCGCCGGGTACAAAGGGGCCTCCGAATTCGAGGGTTACGTCGATCAGATCCTTGACGACATGCTACGCGAGCAGCAGCAGGCCAAGGCGAATCCTCAGCCTAAGCCACCATCGCCAGAAGAGCAGAAAGCTCAGGGCGAAATGCAGAAGCTCCAGATGGAAGGCCAGATGGCCCAACAGCAATTCGCGTCTGATCAGCAAATGGCTCAGATTGAAGCGCAGATGTCTGGCGAGAAGCTACAGGCCGAGATGGGCATTAAGCAGCAGGAAGCTGAGATGAAGTTGCAAATGATGCAAGCTGAGCTAGCTCATAAAGAGCAGATGTACTCGCTAGAAGTTCAGATTGAGATGTTGCGGCTGAAGGTGGAAGAGGCTCAAGCTCAATTGGCCATATCCTCACAAGCTGCTAGCAACACTCTGGATATCCAGCACGCCCAACAATCCCATGATGTAAAAATGCAGCAAGCCGCTGCTAAACCTACAGGAAATAAATGATGCCCATTTATACCTCTGAGTGCCCAGAGTGTGGACTTCGGTTCAACGAGTATCGTAGCGTGGCTGAATACCGCGCTACACCGAAGTGCGAGGCTTGCCACGGGCCCACGTTCAATGTTATGCTGGAAGCGCCACAAGCGTTCGTAAAGGGTAAGTTTGAGCCGTTCATTAGTTCGGTTGATAGGACTTTGATTAGCACTCAGAACGACCTCAACGAGCATAATAAAAGAAATAACGTAGTCAACGTTCACGATGGGTACAGCGAGCGGGAGTTGTTTGATAAAATGAGCGCCCCGCGAGATACGCCCAAAGTAGATAAGAAAGAAGTGGCAGCGGACATCGCTGAATCAATTAAACAGGTGCAGGCCGGATACAAACCGACCATAGAGGCTCAAGATGACTGACAGTATTCGCGAAGATATGGAAGCCACCATCAGAGAGTTGGAAGGCAAAGAGGAAACAGTCGTAGAGACTGCGGCCAAGCTTGAGCCCGAAGTCAAGGATCCAGAGCCCGTAGTGGAAGAGGGCAAAGAGCCTGAAGCCAAAGAGCCTGAGGAAGAGGGCAAAGAGCCCGAAGCCAAAGAGCCTGTAGAAGAAGAGAAGACAGATCCTCTTCTGGTACAGGACAAGGCTCCATCCGGCTGGACTCCTAAAGTGCGCGAGCAGTGGGCCACCATCCCGAAAGATGTACGGGATGAAATCCTACGCCGTGAAGATGCGTCGGCTCAGGGGGTTCGCAAGCTGCAAGAAGAGACAGCCCCGATGCGCGGGTTCGTGCAGCAGCTTGATCCTTTCATCAAAGAGGCGATCAATAATGGCGCTAATCCAGCGCAATACATCGGGAACGTCATGGCGGCTGAGCGCGCTCTCCGTGCTCCTTCGCAAGATGATCGTTTCGCAGCCCTGCTCAATATTGCAGATCAGTACGGCATACCCCTTCGTGAAGTCATCAACGCCTCGGTAGGCCGAGAAGTGCTTCAGAAAGCGGCCCCAAGCCAGCCATCCGTTCCGCCGGAAATCCAGCGTGAACTGGAAGAGTCCCGCAAGTGGCGTGAACAGCAGTCCATGGAATCAACCAACCGTGAGATCGCAGCGTTCAAGTCTGGTAAGGAATTCTTCGATGACGTGGCTCCGTATATGGCGAACCTGATGGAAGCCGGGGCGGCCACAACTCTACAAGATGCGTACGACCAAGCTATCTGGGCCGTACCAACTGTCCGTGAAGTTCTTCTCGGGCGTCAAGGTAAGACCAACGCCACCAATGACTTGAAAGAGAAACAGAAGGCAGCAGCCGCAGCCGGTATCAAGTCTAACGACACAATCGGCGTCAAAACCAAGAAGAAAGACGGGGAAGATGAGTCGTCCTTGGCGGATGACATTCGAGAAGCATTTGCGGCGCAGGCCGGTCGCACTTAAATAGGGGATAGGGTCATGGCAGATGCCACCGAAGAAATTTTCCGAAGGCTGGCAACTCTAGAGAAGGAAACTTACTCTATGACCCGTCAACTTAATGCTATCGAAAACGAAAAGCCTATCCAGCGCCTGAGCATGGTGGAGATGTCTGTTAAGCAGATCGCAACTGACCTGCTTAGCATGGAAAAGATAAGTGTTGAGATGTCGGAGAAGTTGACCAAGGGTATAGATGATCTCAACACTCAGGCCGCTATATCACGGGCCCAGATGAAGTGGATCGTCAGCCTTGGCATAGCCACACTAGCCATGATAAACGCTTGGCCGGTCATACGTGAAATGCTGAAGGCGCTTGTATCATGAGAAAGTTAGCTGATAGTGACATAAAAGATGCAGCCGTGGCGCTTGGAGTTGATACAGCAGCGGTGCGGGCTGTGACCGAGGTTGAAGCTCCGGGCGGGGGGTATTACGATGATGGTCGGCCGAAGATCCTATTCGAAAGGCATGTCATGTATAGGTTGTATAAGACCAAGTTCGGTCAAGCAGCGGTGGACAAGGCTGCATTCATGTATCCTGAGATCTGCAACCCCAAGCCGGGGGGTTATGGCCCCAGCCTTGACCAGCCGATTCGCATGGAAAGTGCTGCGAAGTTACTGGATCGTGACTGCGCTTTGCAGGCGGCTAGTTGGGGCATGTTCCAGATTATGGGCTACTACTGGAAAGACCTAGGTTATATCTCATTGCAGGCGTTTGTGAACGCAATGTACGCCAGCGAAGGGGCACAACTACAGGCATTCGTGGCCTTCATTGAAGAAAACCCAACGCTTCATAGAGCGCTAAAAGAACTCGCTTGGTCGACGTTCGCTCAGGGCTACAATGGCCCCGACTACGCGAAGAACAAGTACGACACTAAACTCGCTACAGCGTACAAGAAATTCCAGGGGGCATAATGTTCATCTTCCAGTGGTTATTTCTCTTCCTAAGTGACGTAATATTCGTCACTCTGGGCCCTATTATGGTCGCGCTAGCGCTACCTTTCGCCAAGGATGACTTCAGTGTTAGTGATCACAGAGTCATCAGAAACCTGCCAAAGTGGGCGTATTTCTGGGGAAATGACTTCGATGGCAGCCTTGGGGACAAACATGGATGGTGGGCAGCCAATACCCCCTTCGGATGGAAAGTTGATTCATTTATGGCTCAGTGGTGGTGGCTAGCAATACGCAATCCAGCTAATAACATGCGCATGTTTTCGTGCTGGTCGGCCCCAGTGGCCGGAGCAACTTGCTCATTCAAGGGAGACGCAGCCGTAGCGGATAGTCCTGGGCGTGGTGGTTGGCAGTTCGTTACCTTCTCCTACCCGGATAAATTCTCTAGGTATGGCTTCTATTTAGTCAAACAGCTGAGCGCAACTCACGCATTCGTCATTCGTCTGGGCTTCAAGATAAGCCCGGATTTGGTGGGCACTGACGAACAGCCGAAGGGATACACCTTCAAAATCAATCCTGCAAAGAATATAGGGTGATATATGATTCCCATCGCGATCGTCAGCGGTCTGTTTGACATAGGTAAGAACCTGATCGATAAGCTAATACCGGACCCAGCGGCGAATGCTGCGGCCCAACTTGAGCTCATGCGCTTGGACCAGAATGGTCAGTTGACGCAGCTACAGCTTCAGATGTCCGCTATTCTGGCAGAAGCTAACAGCACTGACCCATGGACTTCACGTGCTAGACCATCATTCATGTATCTATTCTACATAGTAATTTTAGCTATGGTAGTCATAGCTCCTATGGTGGGCATATGGTTTCCTCTATCAATGGATATGTTTTTTACAAATGTGAGTAAGGGGTTCAATGCCATCCCCAGTGAATTATGGACCACATTCACTATAGGGTATGTAGGATATTCTGCTAGTAAAACTTACGAACAGACTAAGGGGGCTAAGAATCCTGGAAAGTAAATTCCCCGAAGTATTTTTCTTCGGCAGCCGCCCTAGCTTTTAGAGCGGCTTCTTCGTTTTCGAAACTCCCTAAGTGTATTGATTCTGCATTGACTTTTATGCGGGCATACCACTTATTTCTATCCGATCTGAAATACACTCCAGCCAATGAGCACATAGATCTATTCATACTATTCTGTGATCTAGTGGCTAATCTCATATTATCATCTATATTATTTAGACCATTTGTATCTTTATGGTCTATTTCGTATCCTTCAGGTATAGAGCCATGTCTCATTATCCACATTACTATATGTAGCATATAGCTCTTATCATTAATGGAAACCCTTAAATACCCCTTCCCAGCATTAGAACCAGCTTCCTTTCCCACGGATCTACCCCTAGACGGCATCTTCCATACTAGATGTGTCCCCATATCATGAAACATTTCTAATAGTTCATCTTGGCTAGGATATTGGCGCTTCATGGTAAAACCCTGTTTATGCGGTAAACCACCATAACGTGCTTGTATGTTCTGCGCAACTGCTATATACTAATGCCACCTACCTCCTTTGTACGCCGCTAACCGGCCTCTACATCAGGCTAACCCTCTAGACGGAATAGGCAAATAATCACTTTCTAGAGGAACGCCATTATGGCCTTCGCTAACGTCTCGGACATCATCGCGACAACTATCGAGAAACGCTCTCGTAAGATCGCTGATAACGTCACCAAAAACAACGCCCTTCTGTCGCGTCTGAAACAGAAAGGTCGCACCAACACTTTCTCCGGCGGTCGTTTGATCTACGAAGAACTGTCCTTCGCGCAGAACGGTAACGCTGGTTTCTACAGCGGCTACGACTTGCTCCCAGTGACGGCTCAAGACGTGATCTCCGCTGCTCAATTCGACATCAAGCAGGCTGCCTGCCCAGTCGTTATCTCTGGCCTGGAAATGCTGCAAAACAGCGGCCCAGAACAGATGATCGACTTGCTGACTGCTCGTATGGACGTGGCTGAAGCGACCATGATGAACTTGGTCTGCGGCTCGCTCTACGGCGACGGCACTGGCTACGGCGGCAAGGAAATCACCGGCTTGAATGCCGCGCTTCCTGTCACCCAGACCGGCACATACGGCGGCATCGACCGTGGTACTTGGACCTTCTGGCAGAACCAAGTGTCCAACCCAGCCAACAAGACCACCTTGCTTGCTGACTGGAACACTTTGTGGGCCAAGCTCCAACGCGGTATGGACCGTCCTGATCTAATCATGGTGGACAGCTTGGTGTGGGGCGCTTACGTCGCCGCGCTGCAATCTATTCAGCGCTTTACCGCAGCTGACGGCGCTGGCTCGGCTGGCTTCGGCTTCCCTTCCATCAAGTATATGGACGCTGATGTGGTCCTGGATGGTGGTATCGGCGGCTTCTGCCCAGCGAACACCGCGTTCTTCCTGAACACTAAGTTCATGAAGTTCCGCCCACACGCACAACGCAACTTCGTCGCTCTGTCGCCGAACAAGCGCTACTCGATCAACCAAGACGCCGAGGTCCAGATTCTGGGCTGGGCTGGCAACCTGACTTCGTCCGGTAACCAGTTCCAAGGTCGTTATCAGGCTATCGCATAAGGGGGCTGTCATGGACTTTATTATTGGCATCAACCCAACCCAAATCCAGGCATCCACTGAGATTCCTGCGTTCAAGTTGGGTCAAACAGGCTGCGTCACCGACAACTCCACTGGTGAAGAACGTGTCTACATGTTCGTCAAGTTCACAGAGCAGCCTACTGGTGTGGGCTACCTGGAACTCGTCAACCCGTTGACATTCACCTGCACTATGGTGACTTCCACTAACGCCTTGTTGGCGGTGGGCTTCCCTATCGGTTCTGCGGTGTCTCTGCCATTGGCTGGTGGTTTTGGTTGGATCCAAATCTACGGTCGTAGTCAGGTTCGTGCAACGGCGGCTATCGCCCTCGGCGCGCAGACCAACACCACCGCAACAGCGGGCGGGGTCAGCAGCACTTTGACAGCCGCCACCACTGCGCAGATCTCGGGGGTTGGCGTTACTACCCTCACCGGCGCGGCGGGCACCACCACTGCTTGGCTCAACTATCCAATTGTGTTGAAAGCGCAGCAATAAGATCAACCAACGCCAAGGCCCCAAGGATGGGGCCATCTTTTATAACTAGATCGTTAATCAACTATAGGTGCTGAGATGGACGTATATGATGGTAATGTCGACCACTTCGAGTCTCGCTACGCTGGTGATCGCAGTGTGTTCGCAAAGTTTTATTATATGCCTCGTAAGGATGAGGAAGCTTCAGCGCAGGCTGGGCGGCCCATTTTCAAAGACGTGGTATTCGTTGAAATCATGGTGGCTGGTGATGCGAATAACGTCATCCGTCGTGAGGCAAGCAATCTCGATATTGATCGCTTTGCCAAAGTTTATGAACGCTTCATGTCTGGTGCTGAAGAGCAAACCATTGGTACTCCACTGACAGAAGTGCCGTGGATCACCAAGTCGCAGTGTGAAGAATTGCTGTATCACAAGGTGCGCACTCTGGAAGCATTGGCGGGCCTTAACGACGAAGTTTGCGGCCGTATTCCCGGCTTGTATAGCCTGAAGAAGAAAGCCAACGAGCACGTCCAAAAGGCTGATGCAGCGGCCCCAATCGAACAACTGTCCAAAGAGAACGCCGATCTCAAGGAACAGTTAGCGGCTATGAAGCAGAGTATGAGTGACATGGTCACGTCGTTAGCCGAGCTGAAAGCCAAGAAGTGATTTCGGGCGCTTTGCCCACTGGGCTATAGGGAGGCACCCCCGTAGTCCAGGATTTCTAGGAGAGTACCATGCCAATCACAGCCACTGCGCAGCAGATTCTAACAGCCGCTGGTCAGCAGTTGGGGCTGGAGGTCGGTACAATCGGCACGCTTCAAACTGGCCAGACTGGCGATCAGGCTCTGGCCCTTCTTAACAGCCTAGGCGACGATCTTGTAAAGGTCTACGACTGGCAATTCCTCATGTTCACCAAAGATATCCAGGGCGACGGGGTAACATCTGCCTTTGCCATGCCCACGGATTTCGGCCGCATTGTCAACCAGACAGAGTGGGCCAAGAATATGAAGCGCCCGATGCAGGGCCCATTGACTCCACAACAGTGGGGATGGACTCAGTACGGAATAGTTAGCGTTGGGGTGTTCTTCCGCTACCGTATTCTCCAGGGCAAATTCACCATCTTCCCTACACCATCAGCGACTGAGAAGTTCAGCTTCTTCTATATCAGCAAGAACTGGGTCTATGATCCTATCGGGCTGGTGTACAAGGACGCTATCACTCTTGGGACTGACGTGCCAGTATTCGATCGTAGCCTGATGATTACTGGCCTCAAACAGCGCCTATGGGCCCAAAAAGGGTTTGATACGAGCGTGCTGAGCGCTGAGTTTGACTACCAATTGGCGGCCGAAAAGGGCCAGAATCAGGGTGCTTCTGAGATCGCCTTGGCTGGCAATATCGACACGTTCTACCTAAACCCGCTCAATAACGTCATGGATGGGGGGTGGAACTAATGGCTACTCGTCCTAAGCAGCGAGTTTCCCGCATTGCCACTCTTGCCGCCCCTACAGGCGGCATTGACGATACTAACCCCATCGCTGGCATGGATCCTCATTACGCCATAGAGATGACAAACATCTTCCCTCAGAACTCGTCATTGCGGGTGCGCGCTGGGTACAAAGAATGGACTACAGGACTCCCATCCAGTGCGAAGAGCTTGCTGCAATACTCAAGCCAGAACTCCTCTACTGACAAATTATTCGCCTGTACAGACGCTGGCATGTTCGATGTTACTGCCCAAGGAGTAGCGGGGGCCAGCGTAAGGACTCTGACCAACGGGCGCGTAGACTATGTCATGTTCGCTAATACTGCGGCCCAGTTCATGGTGGTAGTGAACGGATCCAGCGAGAACTTCATGTACGACGGTACGACTTACTATCCTATCGTCTACAATGCCACACCTACCACACCCGGACAGATTGGTGGTATGACTACGCCCCAGAACTTTACTCAGGTATGCTCTCATAAGCGTCGTCTATGGTTCGTAGAAAAGAACTCTACAAATGCTTGGTATCTCCCTACAGACGCCGTGGCTGGAGCTGCGACCCAGTTCCTTATGGGATCTATCTTCAAGCTCGGTGGGTACTTGCTGAATATATTCAGCTGGACACGCGGCGCCGGTAACGGTATTGAAGATATCTTGGTGTTCCAGTCGTCCAATGGTGAGCTGGCCGGGTACTCTGGCAGCGACCCGTCTTCGGCCACCACTTGGTCCCTAGAGGCGGTGTTCTTCATCGGGGCCCCACTGGGCGATCGTACCTTTACTGACCTTGGGGGTGATATCGCGCTGCTCAATATCTACGGCGTGATGAGTATGTCGAAGATAGTTGGGGGTACTTCCTCAGCTGGGGATACCAACGATACGCTGTCTAAGCGAATAAGCCGAACGATTAACGAACTGGGTCAGGCAACTAATTTGCAGCCTGGATGGGAACTAACATCAGTCCCGGCGTTGCAATATCTTGTTCTTTCCGTTCCGGCTACGGCCAACGCCCCTGCTATACAGTACATTATGAATATGCTGAACGGGTCTTGGACCACTTATAATCTGCCCATGCTGACGTGTGTGCAGTTCCATGAGCGTCTGTACTTCAGCGACACAACTGGTCGTGTATACCTATACGGTAACGTGTTCCAGGACGGTATTCTTCTGGATGGTTCTGGCGGCACACCCATCGTATCTGGCTTCATGCAGGCGTATAGTGACTTCGGTGATCTTGGTACTGATAAGCATTACAAAGTGGTACGTCCTATCTTCACATGCTCGGTGCGTCCATCATATACAGTCAAAGCTAACGCCGATTATGGCCCCACACGCCTAGCGTCATTACAGACTCCGGGCCCAGTAACAACTCAGGCCACTAACGTCTGGGATAACGCGATATGGGACTCTGGAGTGTGGGCAGAGGGTCAAGTAAGTTTCTATGAATGGGTCGGTGTCAGTGGTGTGGGGTATAGTGCCGCCCTGCTCTTAAAGATGCGCACGTCATCTGACACTGAATTTGTCGCTTGTAACTGGGCCTTCGAACCTGGAACTGCGCTATGAAAATGATTCATTGTTCCACAATGGCTATCCCCCTTCTATCGAAGGCGCTTGGTGTTATGCCCAGTAATGCCGCGCAGGCAATTACTTGCATTGAAAATGGGGATGTTATTGCAGGCGTGATATATGACTGCTATAATGGGGGCAGCATCCAGGCGCATATCTGGATGGATGCTGACCAT